CCCTCACCAGAATCCAAAATCTTGTATTTGTTGATGGTTTGTGCGATAGACCCACGAAGGAGGTACTGACCAGAAACAGAGTCATAATCACCAATAACAGAGTCGCCAACTCGAATGTTTCTTCCAGTTGTTTTGTTCACAAAGACTTCATACAGAGTACCATCGTACAAATTGACTTCTTGTATCTGTAGAGAAGTTGTCGTTCCATCGTTGTTCTTGATGATGATTTTCTCACCAACCAATGTCGTGATGTCACCATCTATGACATCAACATAGATGGAATTTCTCTGAATCCATTGTCCAGTAGATGATCTGAGAATATCGTTTGACGGATAATGAAGAGAAATCTCCTCACCGAACATTATCCTGAAGAGGAATCTGTAGGAGTTTTCTGATCCTCTTGAGACGTAGAATTCTTTGGCGTTTCGAAGAAAGTCTGCCATTCCCATATAGGGAAATACAGGAAGATCCTTTGCATAATTAGCATAGAACTGAGCAAGATATTTCTCCCCGATTTTGTCTAGATCTTTGATTGAGGCAATGCCACCAGAAACTCCATCGATTCGTTGATCGGAAAACTGGTAATATGTCTTGATGAACTCAACGAATGTAGGAAACTCAGTTCTGATGAATTCAGGTATTCTCTCAGGAACAAAAGCAGAAGTCTTTGACTTATTGACAATCGTTGGGTTAGCTGTGGCAGAAAATGGAATCTTTTGCATCTTTATCTACTTGAAGTGAAGATATGTTTCTGCTTTGTTGAGCCTGAAATCTTCTGGTCGGCAATCATGTTTACAGTGACCAATTCATTAGGAATAGTCACAATGTATTGTCTTGTTGGAACAACGTCATTTGAAGATGGCGTGTACATGAATTCAAGCTCACCATCATAGAGCCCACGGATCAACAGGCTTGGAATATTTATCGTTCCATTGCCATAATCGACAGTACCAATTGTTTCTTGGAAGAAAGCATTACCATTGATGTCTTCCATGTAGAGATCCATGTTTCCATTACCATCATCTCTGATGTAGCATCTGTCGGCCAGAGTTCCAATAAAGAATCGAGTTGACCAAACAGTTCCACCTGTGTCTTTGTCTTGGTAGATTGGATTATCGATTTGAATGTTGTATTTTGAAATGACACCAAACACTGGTTCAACTGTTCTTCTGATCTTCAAAGTTGAGATGTTGCTATTGATGGATTGATCAGTTGCATCGATCAATGTAGACAATTTACTGAATCTGAATGTTGAATCGAACTTTCCCATTGTGGTTGCATAATCGGCAATGGTATTTCTCACCAAAGTCTGTAGTTCGCCAGGAGACTTCTTCGATTTTGCTGGATCGTAATAGACATTCGTTGTGAATTGAACTCTAAGGAATGTAGGATCAACTGTTTCCGGGATGACAGTCAGGATGTTTCTTTTAGATGCAAGGAAAGATCTGATTTGAGCTTTCTCTGCATCTGTGAACGTTTCTCTTTCAAATGGTTTTGCTGCAATGAAGACCTTACCATAGATCGGAGGAACGTTGTCTTGTCCTCCCCAAACACTCAAGGATTCGATGTTTGGAAATTGGCTGTACAACAAAGTGGCATAGTCTTCACTTGTTACTGCTCTGTTCTGAGAGATGTATTTTCTTGGCGCATTGAATTTGATCGAGTCAATTGATTCTTCTTCGTCGCCACCAGTTGGAATTGTTGTGAGTGCGACATTGTATGTGTAATTTGCCTCCAGACCAGAAGCATAAACAAACTCATTCGCTTGGTTTGCAAGTCTCCCAGAAGAGATGAAATATTCAATGTGAACCACATTACCAACATTCACTTTCTTTCCGATTGTACCATTACCAAAGTAGATCTCATAAAGCATATCTTCTCTCTGCTTTACGAAATACACAGAATCAGTTGAACGGACATTCAGAATATCTTCTGATAGATTGAATTTGATGTAATTTCCACTGTTTGGATTGTCTTGAACTCTTACAGTCAATGTGGACATGTCCACATTTTTGTTTGGAATGACAAACTTTGAATTTGTCATTACATTGTATTTCTTCGTCAGAATGCTCCCTTCAATTATCTCAACATCATTGAAGGTGTATGCACCAAGAACATTATTTGCAGTGTAATCCGTTGCAGTGTAGAAATCATATTCAACCTCACCAACCTTTCCACGGAACACGGTGTTCTTTGGAAGTGTAAGCGTCGAAGGATTGCCCTGAACGTTACTGGTCACAACATCGATCACACCGCGAGCAGAACGAATTGATCTTGGGGTATATCCAATCGTCTTCGCAAGGGAAACAGCACTTGCGTACTTGCTTGCGGAATCAAGGAACATCTCATTGATTGCCAAGTTCGCATAGAACGCATTGTATTGTGTCGTGTAGGCAAGAACGTCAATCAATACAGAAAGCGCACTTCCCTCAAAGTCATAATCAGTGAATATCGATTGTCCTCTGAAGAATTCCTTGATGTTTGCTTTGATTGCGTCAAAGTCTAGTTCTTCTGTTCTGATATTACTCATCTTGTTCTTTCCAGGGTGACGCTAACATCCAATGGCTGAGATGTGTTCTTGATTTTGAATTGTACTGTAATGAATACAGAGTTATTATCGAATGATGGTTTCACAATAACATCGATCAATGAAACCCTTGGCTCAAAGTTTGTAATGACATTGGCCACCGCTTCTCTCATGACAATCTCAAAGGAATCTCCGAAGTTTTCGAAAAGGAGAGCTCTAATTGGTGAGCCAATCTCACTGTGGAATGGTCTCTCAAAGTTCGATGTCAAAATCAGAGACTTGACCGCGAACTTGATTGCTTTTTCATCCATGCGAACACTCACATCTCCCGTTGTCGGGTGAGATGCGAATACTGCGTCTAGATCTGTAAATGTACGTGTTTTAGCCATCAACTATTTATCAGTCTTTATGCTGGGGTGAATTGAATAGCAGCCGTTCCAGCGACAGCTTCACCTATGGTATATGTCGGAGAATCATTCAAAACAATAGAAGCGTTGCTTATTGTGTATGTTGAGTTTGAGAACGTTCCAAGATAATTTGAAATTGTAACATTCGTCGCTGCCTTTATGTTCACACTTTCATAGTTTCCAAATGCTGACTCATCCAATGGTATTTTCATGAGGTATTGCGGTGGGTATTCTCCGGGTGGTGAATTACCAACTGCATATCCTGTAACAAAGGCAAACAAACCATCTTGACTGAAATCAATCGAATGAATGAATGAACCATTGTCCTCAACATCGGCAATTTCATAACAGAACACTATGTTTCCATTAACATCAAGACGAATGATGAATGCCTGCTGTCCTTGTCTAGAGTAGCTTATCCCCTCAAATGCGAAGGTCAGTTGTCCAGTATTTGAAACGTGTGCCCTTTGTTTGTATAGGGTTCCCCATGTTTCAGAACCGATATTCGTTGGCGTGACGTCCAAGAACTTGAGATAATCAAATGCGCCAGTCAATGTGTTCATCTTACCAACTACAAACTTTCCATATCCTGCTCTGAAAGAAACAAACATCGTATTGGGATCGTTACCATTCACACAAAAACCTTCATCGCTTCCTGCGTTCGTGTCAATCGGTCCAGTCTTTTGCCAAAGAATAGAAGATGCGTCTGAGTTGAGTTGCATGAACAGAAGTTTGTTTTGTTCCCACATACCAGCTGTCAAAAGAATTCCATTTGGGTTTGGTGTTGCATAGATATACCTTGCAAATGGATCAAGGTGTTTTGCCCAAAGAAGATTTCCATTGGATTTGTCCATGGCAATGAAAGCAGCTTTGTTTGTCTTTGAAGATTCTTCGCCGCGTGTCGTCGCAGTTGCGATGAGATCACTACCACGAAAATCAAAGAATTTCAAAGAGAGTTGCGTCCCAATGATTATCTTAGACCAAACTCTAGATTCAAAAACAAACCTCGCGATGTTTTGATCGTCACCAACTTCAAGAAGACGATAGCTTTGTGAATTTTCCGTTTGTGACCAGAGGCACCATTCAACTGTTCTGAAGTTTTGTTGATCGAGCTGCCAACCGTCTACCTTCGAATGGCGGAGTCGAACAACAGATCTATCTGGGTTTGCGTTGTCTGTTGGGAACACCTTGACAAA